CCGCTTACCTGGACTGGGTCGCAGCTGGCAACACCCCCGAGCCTGCCCCCGAACCTGTGGCCCCGGTTGAACTGACGCCTGCTGAGAAGTTGGCAGCGTCTGGGTTGACCGTGGATGAACTGAAGGGGCTACTGGGGTTGGGTGTTACAGCGGTGGAGACCACAACCTAGGGCGCTCCCTGCTGTGGTCGTACTCCCCGGGCCTGAGGATGCGAGCACAGCGGGCCATCTGCACGGCAAAGGCCGGGGCATGGCCTGCCTTGAGGTAAGCCTTCTGGACGGCTAGCCACATCTCCTCCTCGGTCTCACACTCGGCCAGCAGCTTGCTGGCGCCAACAGCACCAACGCCCTTGCAGCCGGGGTAGCCATCAGCTGCATCGCCGGTGAGCACCTGGCTGTAGAAGGCGAGGTTGGCCTGGGCCAGGGTGACCTCACTGATGTCAGTGCCCTGCAGGTGCAGGCCGGGAACGGTCTTGAGGTCCTTGTCCCTTGAGACGATCACATCGCCGGGCTCAGCCACCAGGGCCAGCACGTCATCACCTTCCACGTTGGCAATGAAGTGGCTGGGCCAGATGGATTCACACCAGGGCCTCAGTGCCCCATAGCCAGCGGGTCTACGGGTCTTGCGACGGTTGGACTTGTAGTCGGGGTAGACCGCATAGCGGTAGTTGGTGCGGTCGCCAAAGCACAGGTGGATCTGGGCATCCGGGAGGGTGTCCTCAATGGCTGCCACCTCAGCTTCAAAGGCAGTCTTGGCATCGGTGATGCGGCACAGGTAGGTCCACACATCCGGTTGCAGCTCGGACTCGTATTCAGCTGAAGCAGCGCAACGGTAGAGGAAGACCTCGGCGTCCACGAGCGCCCTCATGAGAAGGTCACCTTGCGGAAGCCAGCCATGCGGCGGGGGACGGAGAAGGAGTTGCTTTCTGGATCTTCAGGCGGCATCCACTTGATGGCACCTGCGGGCAGGTCAACCTCCACGCTCCAGAACTTGTGGTCGCAGGACAGGCATCTGCGCTGCCGGATCTTGGATTCATTGGTGTCATTGCGGGCCTGGATGACCTTGGTGAGGCCACGGCGGATGGGTTCTCCGCAGTTAGGGCATTCCATTAGGTGTCGTTGCATTCGTTGAGTAGACGGTCTGCCACGCCATTGATGGCGAGGTGACAGATACGGGCGCGGGGTTCTTCTGGGGCCCAGGTGCGAATCACCTGCGCTATCTCCCGAACCACGGCCTTCATGCGGCGTTCATCGTCGATGCTGTATTCCCCCAGGGCCCAATACAGCTCGGTCAGTTGCTTGATCAGGGTCATGGCTGGGCCGCTCATGTGATGGTCCGTGTTTGGTGGTTGGGGTCTGATTCGTCGAGGTGGGCCTCGGGTCCAAACCCAGTGGCCTTCACCTCATCCATGTCCAGCCCTGCATCGGTGGTCTTGTTCTCACGCTTGGCATCGGCTGCGGCAAGGTCAGCAAGCCAGGCGCGAAGGGCCTCGTCGGTGGGCGTTTTCCGGGGCCAGCCAATCCAGCGGAGCATGGTCTTGGTGTCGCGGAAGCCTTGGCTGACGTGCGGGCGCCATGCCACAAACCACCTGCCGTCCCAGTCCCTGGAGGTTTCGATCCAGAGGGTTGGCCTCTCGAATCGTTCCCGTTTCATTTGAGGACCTCAACCTTTGCCCCAGGCCAGCGGGCCAGGGCGTATTGCTTGGCCTTGGCAGCGGTGGCTGCCTTGACCTTCCACTTCATGGGCATGGCGGCCTGAATGAAGACCTTGAGGGTGAAGTCCTTGGTCCGTTCCTTGTCCAGCGGGCGGCTGATGCCGGGGCCGATGCGGGCCTGGGTGTTCTCGTCCCAGGCAAAGGGCTGCATTCCTGACATCACTCCTGCTCCGCTTCATAGATGTGGCTGCAGGCACGGATGTAGCCATCCCAGTAGGAGGCAGCCGTCATGGCCCCATCCTTAATGGCCTGGTTGTAGTGCTTGTAGCCGTAGATCTTCAATCGCTTGAGGGTGCCAACAGTGACATCGAGCTGGCGATCCTCACTGAAGTCTGATGTTTCTGCAGTCATATACGTTGGTGGTTGTGGGTTTCGATTGTTTGGACCAGAGAATTGAGCAGCTGTTGGGGAAGACGCGGGCGACGGTGCCCTTCTTCCAGCCATCAGCGCAGTAGAAGTGAACGGGTTGTTCTGGCTTGAGTTGGCCCCATCTCAGAACATCCCTGCCGGGTCGATCCATTTCTGCTCCATTTGTTGGGTGTCTTCGGTGAAGACGAATGAGCCTGCATAACCACATCGGCCAAGCATCCTGTTTTTGAGGCAGTAAGAGTGCGTGACCTGATCGCCACGCTTGCGGCCCAGGGCCCAGATGGTGTCCGCCAGTTGCACGACGCTGTGGCTACCACGGATGTCATGCAGCTCAGGCACACCACCGTCTTCCATATTTTTGCTCTGGCTAGATCCACGGTTCAGGTGATTGATGGCAATCACCGTGCATTTCGTGGCGGCAATGAAGCTTCTGATCTTGGTGATCATTGCGTCCAGATGTCTGGTGTCTTGCGCCAGACCAGAGCCAAGGATCGTTAGGTGATCCAGGAAGATGAACTCACACTTCAGTGTCCTGACCATGTAGTTCATCCGTTGAAGGATGACCTTCTCGTCGAGGGAACCGAAGTGATCGAACAGCTCAAGGGTCCCTGAGCCGGTGACGAACTTGTCCGCCTGGGCAATGCGGGCCAACTCGTCATCAGTGAGCCCTGCGTAGTTCTGTCTGGCATGGAGCTGGATGCCAGCAGCCAAGCCAACGAACCTGAAGACGGCCTCCTCGGCGGTCTCCTCCAAGCCAATCCAGCCAACCTTGTGGTTGTTCTCCATCAGCCCCAGGGCCAGGGCACGGGCGAAGGTGGTCTTACCCACCCCAGACCCGGCCACCAGCACGATCAACTGGTTGTCATAGAAGGGGGTCTTCTGATTCCACCAGGCAAAGGCGGTGTCAGTGGCCCGGCGATCCGGTGGCTTGAGCACCAGGCCCTGGTAGGCCGAGGCTGGCTTGATGCCATCAGGGCGTAACTCCTTGGCGGCATGGATCGCTTCGCGGGCAGCCATCGAGCCCATCTCCTGGATGGTGTCGTTGGCGTCCTTGCAGGGGAAGACGACACGACGAACCTGACCGGCTTCAAACAAGCCCACCAGGGCCTTGGCCGCGGCCTCCCCTGGGCCATCCATATCGGTGGCGATGTAGATGGTCTTGAACTGGTTGAAGAAGTCGAGCTTCTCCTCAACGAACTTGGCTGCGCTCTGGGCCCCATTAGGGACTGAGATGCCAATGACCTTGCCGTTGGTGGCATAGGTGATCGAGGGGGCATCGAACTCCCCTTCGCAGATGGCAATGCCTTCGTGGTGGGAGGCGCTGGCTAGGTGGGAGCCAAAGCCAGCAACACCCTTGGCAGTGCCGGTCCAGCTGATCTTCTTTTCATCGGAGCGGTGCTTCTGCCCGATGACCTTCCCCTCGTCGTTCCGGTATTGGAAGATCACCCCAGTAGGGGTGCGGAGGATTCCGTATTGATCGAGGATGCGCTTGGGCAACCCCCGGTAGTTGTCCTCCCCCCAGGGGACTAGATCGACCTCATTCATTGGCCGAACAGGGTCGGGTCTGGCTTGCTTTTCAGCTTGGGCCTCGCCTTTGGTGTAGGCGTTACACGCGAAGCAGTACGAGTGATCTGAGTAGACCGCCAAACCGTCAGAGCTACCGCAATCACAAGGGCTATGCCTAAGGAACTTGGATTCACTCACCGGCCTCCAGGGGCCCGCGGGCTACATCCCAACCTTTGGTGTGTCCTTGCCAATCAACAAGGTTTTCGTGCGTGACATAGGCGTGGCCGCAGTCAATGCAGATGCGATAGCGACGGTTAAAGCCAGGCTTGGATTTCAGCTCCTTCACCCTGCTTTTGGGGCTACTGCATTTAGGGCAGGCAATCATGGCTTTTCATCCCAGATGATCTTCATGTAGATGGATGCGTTCTTGGGGGAAGCGTGTGTCCAGCGCATGGCAACAGAGCCAATCACCGTGACGTTGTCGTCCTTCCAGATCAGGCCATTGCCTGCATCAAGGAGTGAGCCAAGACGGTTATCGAGGTCACCCCTGGCAGGGCCATAGAAGTGGCAGATCAGGCAGTTGATGTGAGTGAGGGGAGGGTTGGCCCACCACTCCCCCATCAGCGCCCGGCACTGCCCCAACCACTCTTTGTAGACCTTGTCGGTATACGGGCGGGACTGCCCCATGTATGACCTGGGCCTGGCCTTGGAGATGGGCCTGATGGGTAGGGATAGGTCAGCTGTTTGCATTAGGTCTGCCCTATTTTTTCGACCACTTTCGGTAGCCAGAGAATCTGGTATCCCGCGTGGCCATGTCTTGAATAGGGGACAGCTGCGCCAAACTCCTGGCCCTCTTTGGTGAGCTGCAAAACTCCTGAATTGGTACGGAACTGGTAGCCCTTTTCGATCAACCTTTTGTTTGCAGCTTTGGCTGAAATGTCCAGAAGTTCGCCCACCTGCGTGGCGTTTAGCGTTGGCGGATCGTTTTTTGGCGCTGGCAGCTTGCGCCTCATGTCTTCCACGGGAAGGTTTGTCACCTTCTTGATGGAATCAAAAGCAGCTGCCAGTGCAATGCCCGCCTCTACTCCGATCTTTTCCATGGCTCCCGCCATGAGCAGATAGGAAGCAGTGATGTCCTGGCTTTGCCCAGCGATGGGTGCAGCTGGTGGCGTGGCTGGGGCCACGCTGTAGGACCCGGTCTTCCTGAGTCGGGGAAGAATCTCCCTGGTGACAAGGGCCCGAAGCACCTTGCCTTGTGGCTTGTGGCTCCGCACCACCGTGTCGTAGAAGCCTGATTCCGAGACCACCGTCAAAGGTTGGATGCCGCCAGGGGTGCGGACTTGATGCGTACCCTTTTGATCAGAGTCAAGCCCCCTGACAGCGGTGGCTGCGTCCCGGTGCTCAAGCGCCTTGGCCAGGTCGGTGGCCACAAAGCCGATGTCCTCGGTGGCGCCCGCCTCGGTCGTGAAGTTCTGGACCAAGCGAATGAAATGGTCGCCAAACCAGAATCCGTCGTCCTCAAGCTGAAATGCGAGGTCCATCAGAACGGCATCTCCGGATCGACGTACCCATTAGGGATGACATCAAAAACTTCGGCGCCGCCCTTGCGCTCAAACTCCACTAGGTCCACCACCTGGGCCTTGAGGGGTTGGAAGGTCAGGCCGCAACCAGTCGGGCCCTCCCAGGCGTAGATCGAGAAGGCAAGGATCAGCTTGGATCCGTTGCCGATCTCCTTATCAGCAGGCCAGGGGTTCTTGCGGGAGTCAAACAGGGTCGGCCCTTCAGAAGCAGTGCCGTCCTTGCGCTTGAACTCATTGAGCTTGAAGCGCACCACGGTCTTGGTGTCGTCTTCCTTGTCGGCCTTCCAGGGGAAGGCTGCTGAATGCTTGCGCTTCTGCCCGTGAAGGGTTTCGTACTGGTCCTCCATCTCCACCAGCCAAGCCGCATGGGTCTTGTTGGCGTTGTCGAGCACCAGATCAGTTGTCCACTGAGCAGGCTTGCTGGGATCAAAGGTGTTGGGGCGGGCAGGGCCAACCAACTTGCACCACCTGACCTCGGCCAAGGGGGTGACGTAAAGCTCTTTTGCCATGTGGTCGTGGATGTGTCGTAGACCCAGACAACATACCCAGTGCTCTACACCCTTGTAAATAGCTACGACCCAAGTCTCTTGAGTCCCTAGCTGAACAGGTAGGGGTTTTGCCCGATCTCACCAGGGCAAAGCGTGTTCACCATTGGGGGTTCGGGCAGCACCTTCCCGCTCTTGTCCTGCATCTCCTGATGCCAGACCATCAGCCAATCGGTTGAATACATACGACGCATCTCATCCAGCAGCATCTGGTGGGTCGTACCAGCGTGGCTTGGGTGGACGCTGAAGCAGTCGTGGTTGGTGAGCATGGGGATGCTGTGTTCTCCAGCCCTGTGAACGATGGCCCCGAGGTACGCGGCGTCCAACGCATGGGTGAAGTTGGCGGCAATGCTCTTGTTGGCCCCCCGGTAATCGAGGGGTGCATCGGCAGGTTGATCGGCAATGCTCATTGACACCTTCTTGCCAAACAGCAGGGTGTTCACCTGGGTGGTGTGGGACTCCCGGTCAGCGATCCGCATGGGCCAGCCCATCGGGGTCGTCCACTCCAGGGGCCGGGCATCGGGCTGTGCCATCACCTTCTTGGTGCAGGCCCTAAGCCACCGCTGCAGGGTGTTGGTCAGCTCCAGCTGTTCCTTGATCTCAGCCCATAGGTGTTTGGCCAGGTAGCGGGCGGGGACTGCCACGCGGTAGGCGAACTGTTCCAGGGGCACCGGGCCAACGTGGTCGGCCATCAGGTCCACCAGCCCATCGGTAAGGCTCATGTGGCGACCGCCGTAGGGGGCAGCCAGCACGGCGCCCTTCACGGTGGATCGGGTG